CCCCCTTCTGGGGGGTCGTGCCAATCCTTGGCATTCATAAAGAGCCCTATCGGCGTAAGCGGATAGAGTCCGAGTATCATATGGTACACAAGATCACTGACACAGTACTACCTGGTGACGCCTACCCTATCAAGGAGTACATAAACGGTCCTGACTATAATAATCAGGAAGCGTATTATTCCTCTGGGTGGGCGACAACTGGGATGCACTGGCAAACTGTCGGTGATTCTACTCCCAATTTCAACAAAGAGCGCCGCAAAAAGGTGCTGCTGCCGTTGAATTCGTACTATAGCCACAGAAATGAGGTTCTCGAAGCGAGCACGTCCTGGTCATACACCGACGGTAACGGAAACTTTTGGACGACACAGAATTCCCACATGGGATATTTGGTCAACCGAAGCGATCTTATACCTGACGATGGTGTGATTACGGACTGGCTTGAGGAAATGAACCTCTCTATGGAAGCTATGGTTACTGAAGCTGTCTCATCCTTAGCGACCCGCTATTTTGACGCGGGGACCTTCTTTGCTGAACTTCGTAAAACTATCGAAATGTTTATGAATATCGGCTTGAAGTTACTTAACATTATTGCGAACCACTCTTTCCGGGATCTTACTGATGGCTGGATGACTGTGCGGTATGGGCTTAGGCCCATCTACTATGACATCCTTTCAATGTTCGATACCCTTTCGGAGTTAAATCACAAATGGGAAGTATATAAGGAGCGACGTGGAGAATCTGGATCAATCTCGCGGACAAATGTGGAAGACCTTGGCTATGCTAAGAAGGAAACAAAAGTTCGTGTAAATGCATCTGTGAGAGGAAACGTCGTATCGGCCTTACGGCCGAAGAGCTTCAGAATAATGCCATTGACCACTGGATGGGAGGCTGTAAGGCTTTCCTTCATAATCGATTGGTTTTTCAATATTGGGAGCATTCTTACTTCTCTCGAAGCTCAAATGGAGTTTCCAGATATGAGGACAAGCGGCGGAATTGCACTAAATTATTCGGTGCAGATTCGTACGTACGACCTCAATATCTCTCCGTTCATTGTGAATCATTACGAGTCACGAGCGAGCTCGACGGGAAAGTACCTACTGCGAACAGCGGTAGGACCGTCTTACTGGCCACGTTGGAAACCGAACCTTTCAATTACGAAAGTTGCCGACTTACTTATAGTGGTGACACAGTTATTGTCAAGGAAATAATGATTGGACCGAAAGCACAAAACTATGCGATAGGTCTTATCTTCATCGTACTACTGTTTTCTACAGGTTACTCTGAAGGCAGTTATCAACTCAACAATCCTAAAAGGAATACTTATGTCAGCAATGACTACTACTCTTGTTGCATTTTCACAAAATGGCAATGTAACAACCTACGCAGCTCCGCAACATACCGTTGCCGAGCCGCACCTTGTCATCCAGAAGCGCGCTATCCCGTCATCCGTTTCCGGTGTTGCCCAGACCTCTTTAAAGGTCGTTTACGGCACTACCGACGCGAATGGTTTGGTTGTAGCTCAACGTATCTCGTTTGAAATGGTCGGTCGCATCCCAGTGGTAGCTAACGACACTGACACCGATGCAGCGATCGCGTTAATTCGCGATGTAGTTGCCTCCGATGAATTTGTCGTAGCGATGAAACAGCAGTTGCCTCTCAAGTAATTGAGAGCCTCTGAAGAGAACCACTATCTTCTACCTATTATCTGGGAGTTCTTATGCACAATGCAAAGAAAGAAAAGTTTAACGTTTGGCAAGCTGCCACGTTGTACTTGACCGACCATCAGAACGAGTTATCTGTCGAAGTCTTTAATAAATTTTCAGGCGCACTTCGCGCCAGAGACGTTCGACGGATATGCTCGATTGAGCTTCATCCGAATATCGGGATGCGGCCGTTCCAAATACTTACACAAGTCCAGGGGTTCTTTTCGAAGAATTCCTCCTTTTCAGATTCGAATGTTTGTGAGGCGCAAGCCATACAAAACTTCCACACTGGAGAAAAGTTGTGTAAAATCACCAATAAGCGTCTTCGCTATTATTCCAAAAATCCTGAGCGCTGTAAATTCGCTTCGGACCTTCAGGTTATGCGAGATGTCATTGGATCTGTACTTGGTTCGGTCGACCATTTGTTCCGTGAGTTCACGGAACATCTAAGGTTCACTTCTGGTGCTACCGAGTCGCACAGCAAGATAGATTCAGCGCCCGTCCTCAAAATGAGACGGACAATGTCTGTATCCTCTGCTGCTGTTCCCTTAGTTTTAGCAACATTGAAACACCTAGGTGTGATAGAGTCTGACTCAGAGGTTTACCCCCCGAAGAAAGACGCCCCGCTGAGACTAAGACTTACTGACTTTAACCGAGTTGCTTTTGTACCTAAAAATTACAAAACGCATAGATCGATTGCAGCAGAGGCGGATTTAAACCTGCCTTTTCAGCTTGCCATAGACCACCATATTAAAGCGCAATTGCGCCGGGTGGGAATTGATCTCGGTTCTCAAAAACGCAATGTCGATTTAGCCCGCAAGGGCTCGATCGACGGATCCGTCGCCACTATTGATTTATCAATGGCGAGTGATACTTTATCCTACGAACTAGTGAAGCAGCTATTCCCAGTAAAATGGTACCAGTTGCTAGATATGCTACGTGCTAAGGGCTATAAGCTCAAAGGTGAAGCAGGTCTATATCATAAGTTTAGTAGTATGGGGAACGGTTTTACATTCCCGGTGGAGACGTTAGTGTTCTACGCCGCCTGTAAAGCTGCTGGATCCGACGTTGCATGCGTGTACGGTGACGACATAATTGTTGAAACCGAATGTGCACAGCGCGTCATAAGTATATTGCGTTTTATTGGCTTCAGAACCAACAAGGAAAAGACGTTCGTAGACGGAAAGTTCCGTGAAAGCTGCGGCGCAGACTTCTATGAAGGGACGAACATTCGCCCCTTCTTCATTAGAAAGTCTGAGAACCTCAACCTAATGGAGTTATCCCATGTTATTAACGGCCTCGTACGAGTTGGCGCAGCCAATGGTCTACTATGGAATTATCTCAGGCGTCTTACTTTGTGTAATAATATACACCTGGTACCGTCGTCTGAGTTATCAGGAGCCGGAGTCCACATCGACGTTAGCTCAGCTTATCGTTTTGGTAAGCTTCGTTATCGCTTTGGGGTCACCAGTTATCGGGGATACGGCGAAATCGCTGTTAGCCCTGGTTCTGCTCCTCTTGGTGCTCGCAGCCGCCTAAAAGCCGCTGCATCTGTAAAGGGATACATTTTCACGTCCCTAGCACACCAAGTCATAGTAGATAAAGCAGTAAGCGCGCGGATTACTCTGCGCGAATATGCGTTGCTCTTTAAAGAGAGTAATGTGTACACGAACATCGCTACCGACCGCAAGGTTGTAACGAGTTGGAGACAGTTCGATCCGTCGAACAGGCCTCCGATCCATCTTTACCTTTGGACTGATTTCTTGTCAGTATAAGATTAAGATAAACTTACCTGCCGCG